GTGTCCCCACTGACTCCCAGAGTAATCTCCGTGCCAGCCTTAAAGGTAACACCGTTATTAAACGATCCCGAACCATCCACAATCAAAGTGGAAGAACCACTGATGGTGGTAAAAGAACCAGCGGCGGGTGTGGTTCCACCAATAACTGCATCCACCGTACCGGCATTAATGTCAGCCGTGGTTGCTACTAAAGANGCAATCGTGCCCAGAACCGTCAGAGCAGAACCAGTAATGGTAGCACCCAGGGTACCAGCATCGAGTGCTTTGTTTGTATCGACCATAAAACCAAGCCCAGCTTCTACGGTTAGACCAGCGNCGTCAGCGAACGCCACTCGCGAGCCTGCAGNCGAAAAGTTAACCTTTGCGCCAGAAGCAGTATCCAACTCCAAGTCGGTGCCATCGAAATAGACAGCGGCATCAGCACCTTCGCCAAGCACCAACGAACCTGCNGCGCCGGCGATTGCGGTTCCATCAGCATCAATGATAAGTCGCTTATCAGTTGTAAGATCAGAATAGTTTATATCGTAGCCGCCCGACAACTGGACGCGTACACTACCTGATTGAAATAAATAAGCCATATTTAAAAACCCTCCCTATTATAGTTTTTTAGGCGGCATAATAAGCATATACCGATCACGCCAAGCGCCACACTCTCATGAGGGCTTACTATTAATTAGTTGCACGAAACCAATAAAATCTTAGTAAATGAAGTATTTTGTTGCCCCGTCGCAATAAATCGAGATAGCCGCATAGGGAGACATCAAAATTATAGAATTTTGACCATCGATTGTTTGCGCTCCGCTAGCCGAAATCGTAATATTATTGCTATCGGCGTTGCCGGTCTCGTCTTTAATAACGTAAGTCTGTCCTAACGCGAGAGTTGCGGCGTCGGGCAAGTTTACTTCTACCGCGGTACTCGTGCTGTCTACTCCAATATAATAATCTGTTTTAGAAGCTGTCATATGAGTACTCACTGAGCGCCGATTGAGAGATAAGCCGCCGGCAAGTACCATGGCATTTCCATAAAATGCAGAAGCCGATACATTTACACTAGAAGAGACCGAACCGCTTACCACTAATTTGTGATCTGCGCTAGTGGTCCCTCCTATATTTAAACTACTCGTCACATACGCATTAGAGCCATCAATGGTCGTAAAGATACCAGGGCCGGCTCCCATGCCTGTGAGGCGCCGCCCATCTCCTTCAAAGAATGAGGCAGAAATACTGATACTGGCAGTTAAATCGCCTGTTAGCTGTAATCTGCTTCCATTAAATGTTAGGTTGGGCTCGCCAACTAAGCTATTTTCGTTGGCACCTACTGTTAAAAGATTATCTGTCGTTGGATTAGATGTAATCCGCGGAACGTTTAATAGGCTTTGACCATCTCCAAGGAAGATACTACCAGAAATTTGTCCTTCCGATAATAATTGGCCGTCCAGGCCCAGAGTTCCTGATAATGCATTGAACGCCATTTAGTAGGAACTCCCCTCATTAGAATACAAACCAGTTTACACCATTTGAATATAAACTGACGGCCGGATAACTACCTGATAATTGATAAGTGGCGTCACCATCGATGGTTTCACTTCCCGATGCTCGGACAGTAATCGCGCCAGTACGACCCGATACTTCATCTTTAATCACATAAACCGCGCCAACCGACGCACTGGTAGCGGTCGGCCCATCAGTAGCAGAATGGAGTCTAAAATTCACATCTCCTGCTGCGGAGATACCATAGATATAAGCCGTAGCGGAACTAGTATTATTATTACTTGCTATAGGAACATACCCTGCTCTAAATCCATCTATACGCACTTGTTGTTTAGTAATATTAACTTCGAGCGAAGCAGATATAGATGTATCTGAACCTACATACAAACTGCCAGTGTGCACATGGTTATGACTATTAAGATTACCAAAGCTCGTTGACCCGCTACCATCTATAAAATTAGAAACATACAAACTTCCAGTGCGTACATGTACGTCATCAGAGCTATTTCCAAAATAGGTAGAGCCAGTGGCATCAATGGTGGCGATATCTTCAATATGAAAATGACTAGCACTAAGAGAGCCAGTAATTATTAAAGTGCCTGTGAGAACCAGCGTATTGGAATTATAGCCAATATATGATGATGTATAAAAAAGAAAGTTAGAAGACCCACTGGTAGCGTTAGACCCTGTTACGAATTGAACGGATCCGTCTGGACCAGCGGCTTGGCCGGCGCCAGTTACTGAACCAGAATCCGCACAATTTATATATGCCCATCCAAAAGTGGCCATTCTAGCCTACTCCTACTGAACCGCTCCATGATGGGAGAAGCCCATCGGTGGAAGATGAAACTGTCGTTCTTCCGCGCGGAACACTAGTTAAGCCAGCCACAACATCGGCCTTGGCAGTAGGGTTGCCCGGGCTATATAGCCACACTTCAGAAACCTTTGCTTCCAGCACTCCCGTACTACTTGGGGCAGCCGATGCAGAGGGCGGGCAAGTAAAATAATTACTCCCGGAAACTCCCAATTGAGAAAACCCAACACGCACGGGGAAGGCTTCTCGATTAATAACCTGAAGCCATCGAGTTACATAGGGAAACTCAACTTGTTTTGCATTTCCACAGTCAAGATTGCCAGAAGCGTATGGTTGTCCGCTAACTTGATATGCTCCAACATGGTTTAAACCTACTTCTGCTTTCCATGATGGGTTCCATTGTGCCATTATAAATCTCCTAAATTTTTAATATACACTATAAATAGTGCCTAAATATTTCTAGCGCGCCTTTGTTGCGCTCTCTTTCGTTTTTGTTCGTCTCGGATCCTTTGCCGAGCCGCACGAATGCGTTTTTCTTTCTTTGCAACAGAAGGCTTTTTGTGATATTTTTTATCTTTAACGGTCTCAAGAATGCGTTCTTTTTTCACTTTCTTAATAAAGCGGCGGATCATACGCTCAGTGCTCCCGTGGCACTCGCGCGCAGTTACTTTAATGTGTGTTGCTCTAGCCATAAATTTACTTTAGTGCCTGCCAAATTTTAGAGGAGTTCCCCACTAGAGAACTAATGTCTACTCCTGCATTGTCCGGCTCTCCTAAGTCTGCACTTCCTTGACCGGGAGTGCTATTGGACAAGGGGGCTGTGTTTTCAAACAAATTCACCCCATTATATGCATCTTTTCCTACAGCTTCCATCATCTTATTTCTATATTCTTTTAACTGAGCCTGTGACGCCTCATCTTGTTCGGTCGTCTGAATGCCAACTGATGGCGCGGGGCTGTGATTAAGGGGTTGCTGCGCTTCCACAAGCCGGGTTGCTTGAAGTCCTTTGGCCACTTCAGAAACCACATTGGCCAGAAGCCCCTCTTCTATGAGGGCCTCGTGGATGCACTCTTTGACAAGTGGTTTGATTAATTGTTTAAGATCTGATTTTTTCATAATACTCTCGGGTTAATTCCTGCTAACTGTTGCCAGCGTTTAAGTTGTGCTTCTTTTATAAGGGGAGGATTAGAGGCTTTAACTTCGCGTACCATGGCGTAGGCGCCAGCGCCACCGTATAGCTCATCAGCTGTAGCTTCGGCGTCTTCAATGGCTGCCTCTTCTTCCTCATCATCATCGCCCCATGAATGAATCCAGCCCACTACGGTGTCAAACCATCTAGGTAAATCATCTACCCAATCGTGAACCTCATCTAGAAAGTTTTTAATACCCTGGGTTAATTCTGATTCTTCTCCTTGAAGGCAAGCATTAAAGATCTCTTGTGATTTGGTACGCCGCTCTTTATAGTAATCTCTAAGCGCTTGTTGATATTCTTCCTCGGATCCCTTTCCGCGAACAGGGAGGTCTCCGAGCAACTTTTGCATTTTGGCTTCAAGTGTTTTTTCGGCCGATATCATCATTCCTTTGGCAATAGGAGTAGCCACCCCTTCCTCTAGGCCGGCCGCCTTTAATTTGTCTATAAGCTTAGCTTCTACTTGGGCCATTTTGCCCGAAGTTTTGCCGGCTAGCTTCGAAGCATTTTTAGCTATAGCTGTTTCGGCGGCCTTGGCCGCGGCCTTGCCGGCCGTTTTTGCGCCGGAGCGCGCGCCGGCTTTCGCCGTAGCTTTAGCCCCTTTACCAACCGCTGCGCTACCGGGAACCATCAACATCCCAACCGAATCCAAAGCAGCTTGTTTGAACTCCCCATTTAAAATATCCGCGGCAACAGCGATGGCGCTTCCGCCCCACGAAATTGCACCAGTTACCACTAAACCAGGGGCAGCCCCCCCTACCGTGGCCGCGGTAGCAGCTATCAAAGCTAAAGTGGCGGCATCAGCGGTCATAGATAAATCACGGCCAATTTCAGCCACCTTTCCACGAATAGTGTTATCTGCTTTCGCCTGATCTAAAAGCTTTTGAATCTCAGGAGTGGACACTTTAAAGATTTCTGCGCATTCTTCTTCGGATATCTCCGTAGTTTCTACTTCCTCTTCGTCTTCCTCTTCGTCATCTTCGACTGGTACCGGAGTAGCCGTGGGTACGCGCGTACTAGATCGCGAAGGCGTTGCTGGGATAGGAGGCGCCGGTTCACCTAAAGCAGTCGTACCTGTCTGTGATGTGGGTGCGGCCTCTTTAGAAGTAACAATATCATTTAATGTTTGAATACGCGCATTAGAGTCTGTAGCATCGATTGCGCGCCTAAGATATTGGCGCGCTGCTTGGCGAACTATCTTTTCATCCGTAGCTGTCGCATATATCTCTAAAACCTCGGGGTCGGACATGTCCTCGATGTCGGGTGTATCTTTTTTGCGCATGCGCTGCAGAAAAGATCCTTCTTTTAAAAAGGTTCTCCAGTCCTCAACGCGTTGTTGCTGGTCATCATAGCTAGACCACTGCTCACTCATCCGCCAATACCTCGCTTAATAAGCGATTGATTCGATCAGCTTTGGTAAACACATTGGGGGTGCTTAGATCTTTGGCTTCTTTCATCATGTATGCTCCCGGTGTTGAGGGTTCCGATACAAAATCAAAACAGATAAGTTGGAAGTCATCTTCTACAATAGTCTGTCCCTTTGCTTCACTTACGGAACCCATGCCTCGGGATGAAATACCAAGTTGGGCGCCACTATTTACAAGTCCGCGCAAGATATTGCCCGATGGGGTGTCAAGCACTTTTACTTTGCCCATCACATTTTTATTTTCCATCCATACATCAGTCACCATATGCGATGCATTCTTTAAATTGATGACAGAATCATCTGGATGATCAAGCTCTCCGAGAGCACGATTTTCTTTTACGAGTTTTTTGTAAGTTTCAATTTCTCGCATTAATACACGGTAAGGGTAAATACGACCGTTGCCGTTTTGCACATCTGCTTCTTGGAGTTTGCCCGAAAGCATCATTCCTCCGCTAGCAACGAAGCGCTTCTCATCTTCCGTTAACAGATCTTGGCATACGCCGCCTTCGCAAAGCGCGTAATATTCTCTTAGTAATTTCTTTCCCATAGCTAAGAACCTTTGCAGCACCGTCTGACCGGCTGCAGCATCCATTTATTATTCCATGCGTTTGTGTTCATGTTTTATTCCTTCATCTCCGATAATCATATTAAGAATATAAGATGTCCCCGAAGAAAGACACCCTAAAATAAGATAATTTACCGGTGTTACATCAAAATTAAATAGTTCTGTGTAAGGAGAAAGTAGCATTAAAATCCACCCTACATGAAAACCAATGCACATGGGGCACCTGAACAATTGGCCAAGCCATCCTTTCGTGGGACGAAGAACATCGAAGACTTTTCCGTATACTAAAATCTGAGTGAGACCATAAGCCGCCAATATAAAGTATAATAATTCCACTAAAGCCTCTCTAGCGCTTGTTGTAAGCCCTGAATAATCGACTCTAGTGTTTCCCTAGCCAATCCTTCATCACCTTGCGTGGCGGTTTGAATTTTGTTTACGAGCGCTTGAGTTTCCTTCTCGGCATTGTTTAAAACTTTAGCCTTATCAGAAGCTATTTGTTCTTCCTCGCTTAAAAAATTATTCCAATGTTCTAATAAGAGTTTCATTTAAATTGTATATAGGTAGCTCAACGAGTATGGATCTCTGATGTAGCCCGGTCGAATAGAGCCCTGATCGCTATGTTGAGGAACTTCTCCAAGCTCCGTGGAATCTTCTTTATCCGGGTGGATAAGCTCATCATCAGCCATCCCAATAATTGCTTCTGTTGCTTCGAAATACGGTCGTTCTTCATTAATAAAATTAGAAATATTAATGAGGGCCAGTTTCGGAGTACTTAAGTTTTCCGATGAGGCTTCTTCCATTAATCCCTCAACCGATCCATAGAAGGCGCCTCCCTGAATGGAATCAGCCACAATAAGACCTTTCTTCCGCAATTCGGTAAACAAACGATTTTGGGCGCCATAAACTAAATCATTTAATGTTTCCTTCGGAAAGGTAGTAATTTTGTTAGTACGGGTAGAAAGCACGATATCGATATCTCCGTGATCAAAAATCATCAGATCTCCATTCAGGCTTTTGCGTACATCTAATTCAAGACGCACTACTGCATCATCTATGGCTTGGCCAATTCTAACTGTTATTGCCATCTGAATAGATTTCCTTTACTAAGCTTTGGGTTTTTAATACCGTTAGGAGTAACTCCTCATTAACAGATTCTGTTGCAAACATGTCTAAGCGCTCAATCACTCGATGGGTTTTCGTAGACATTTCAGGATCGCTTTTAATCTCGATAACCTCTTTAGCCCTATTTAAACACTCTTTAAGGCGCCCGATTTCATCATTAAGAAAAATCTTCAATTCGAGCGCGTTGTCTGCGAAAGATGAGATATAGTGTGTCAAGAGATCTTTTTGTTCCTGCAGAAGATCCTCTCCATATTTATCATTAAACTTTCCTATAAATGTTTTAATAACCAGATTATCAATATCGTTTTCTCCGGGCGCGGATGCAGCTTCTCTACACATGCTAGTAATAATCTCCTGCTCCAAGAGCACCTGATCGCGAGGGGGGGTCTTGGTTGAAAAAATCTGGGATATCGAAGCCAACGTTTTATAGTTGGGTACAAAAGCATTAAAAACAGAGGAGTCTAATTCTTTATTTATGTCATCTATAAGAGCGCTTTGCTCTTTAAACAAGCCGGAGATATCCAAAAGGCGACTGGCCAATTTTGCTTCCTTTAGAATCTTTTCGGACAATTCTTTAGCAAAGCCGCGCGTCTCATAAAGAGACCGGTGGCATTCTAAATCTTGTCGTAAAAGACTTCCTGGTTTAAAGTGTTTCTTAAGGAGCCCTATTATCTTATTACACTGAACAGTGTCTTTCTTTAAGGCGGCCGCTGTGGCCTCTCGAATCAACGCTTCATAAACAAATGCGGTATTTCTTTTTTTGTTGTGTCTACCCTTCATTATTGTTCTCCAATCCTTCTAGCCCTTTGAGGAGCACTCGTATCGAGTCACTTACGTGAAAAAGCTTTTCTTCTTCAGAAAGCCCACTTGCGTTATAAATAGGTGCTTGTCCTTCATAAATACCATTTCCCAAACTGCCCATTTTTGCGAGGGAGCCGATTTCGGCGCCTGGGACGGTATTGCGTATAGTCGAACTTGCCTTCTCTCGGTTATACTTTGCATCCATAGAGCGCTTGCGGGCGCCAGCGGAACGTCGATCTCCGCCGGGGTTTTCCGGAGTACCCTTCTTGTGATATACTTTTCCTTTAGATTTATCCAAGCGAGGCTCATTTCGGGATCCGGGCGGAACGGCCAAAAGCGGTGATTCATCGCCACCTCCTTCGTCGCCGCCGGCTTCGCCGGCTGGCATCTCCTCTCCTCCCAAATCGGCGCCAAGATCACCACCCAAGTCTCCTCCGAGGTCTCCTCCCAAGTCACCTCCAAGATCCCCGCCCATTCCGCCTCCGGCGCCTTCGGCGGCTGCAGCTTCAGCAACTGCTTGAAGTGCGGCATCGTGCTTGCGATCATAATACATTTCGCGTTGATTGCGACCAAAGTCTTCATGATTCATACCAAAGATATGTTCGGCCACCCATCGGCGAGAGAAGTAGCCTTCTGTGGCTGAGCCGGCAATATCAAACTTCTGTTTCCAAGTCTCAATTTCTTGAAGCTCTGCGATCTTCGACGGGTTGTTGAGAGTTAAGCTGAAGCTTAATAAATCGTCGCCTCTGAATCCTAACGTATAGAGGTGGATAATTCCAATCTTTGTAAGCTCTGCGATAATAACTCTTTGTAATCTCTGAATGGTCCTTGCAAAGCGGATGTCTTTCTGTGCCAGGGTGGTCTTGTCTTCTTCAGCCCCCTCCCCCATTGTGAGGTAGGATTGAGGAATCTTGAGTGCGGAGAAAAGCTTGTCACGTAAATACTTGATATCATCAATATCGGTGGTGTTGCTTCCGCCGGCAAGGTTCTGAATGTCTGTGACCGAACCAGCGCGAACTGGAATAAAGTAATCTTCTTCGATAGACATTGGGTTGTATCGCAAATCCACGCGACCGTTTTGAGGATCAATAACTTGATGACGCTTAAGGTTGGTCACAATCTTTTCCATATACTGTTCGACTTCGTTTGGAGGAATAGAGCCGACATCAATCTTAAACACTCGACGCTCAGAAGAGCGGATAACGCGGTATGCCATCATAGCGTCTTCCATCAACACTAGCTGGCGCCAGATGCGTCGTGCTGGCTCTAAAATAGAAGTACCATATGGCACATACTTATCATTTCCTAAGATGCGGAAATGGGCAATTTGCCAGTTCTCGAAAGTCATGCCGGCAGAGTTCCACTGAAACTGAATATAATTTGGGTTAGTAGCGTCCTTACCTTCTAACCTTTCGACTTCTTGTGATGGTAGCGGCAAAACAGACGTCACTCCATATTTGTCATCAATATCCAGATACACAAAGAAGTCTCCATATTTACACATGGTGCGGGCCCAGCCAAAAAGATTGTATTTTAAGTTAAGAATACTATCAAATAATACATCGAGCACCGCACTGATTTCTTCGTTCGGGCACCGGACATTAAGCATAGGACGCAATTCCGAATACGTAGTCATTTCATCCGCATAGATATCCATCGTGGATGCAATCTCAGGCATATATTCCATCTGATCAAAATCAACATAACGTTCGGAACGGCGCTGGTTTGCGATAGCGTTAGTGGCAATCGTGTCAAGAGGGTTATAAAGGGTCTTTTTAAACTGCTGCCCCGACGCTGACTTAAACCGCGAGGAAAATTTATCTAAATGTTGGCGCCGAATTCTACGTCCCGACTGGGAACGGTAGTTAATAATGGGTCCCGAGAAGAGACGTGTTAGTGCTTGAAATAAGCTCGTTTCAGCGTTTGCTGGGTTTTTATCTTGAATTGCCATCTATTTCCTCACTTAATAATCCATTTATATTGTTCATAAAGTCTCTCTGCATCTGTCATTTTTTTGTCTAGAGCGTTGTCCTTCTTATAGCCGTGTTGTCCGGAAATAGTCGTGTTCATCGTTGTGCGCGTCGTAATAATCGCATCAACAAAAGCCTTCTTATAATTTAAATCGCGTGCATTAGTTTGAAGAGCAGTGTCGCGCACCCAACATGCAATTGCCAACGCCATAATCAAGTCATCATTATAACTCTTCATAGCTTGAGGCTTTCCGTTTTTCCAAATAAAAGTTTTCATTTCATTAACCGTGCGGGATGAATACACTTTAATTAGTTTATTTCTTATAAACTCTTCTAATTTTGCGACTATTAGAGGTCGGGTCTTCTGTGTGGTAGAAAATCCGGCAATCGTGTTGGTTTTATATTCAGCTTGGCGTTGCTCAATATATTCATGCGTCGACTTTACAGAATAATATATATTAGGATAACCGTATTCTACAAGTTTGTCAAGTACTGTATAGCCAATATTATTATTTTCTACTACCATCATCGCATTTCCGAACTCTCGGCCAACTTGATTTAGCATATTGGCAAACAAATCAGGCGTTAATTTTCCTTGGTATTCTCCGATGACTTCTAAGGTTTCTAATTTGAGAATATGAAATGTAGAAAAATCGGCGCCATCGCCACGAGATACATCAACCACCATCAAATAATTGCAGGTAGGATCAAATTCCTCCCAAATCCAAAAGTTTCGGTCGAATCCTGTGCGATGTTTGGGCTCTTTAACATTCGAGAGCAACCATTCCATACATTCGGGGTCAATCACTGTTTCACCAGACGTGTTGAAATTACATTGTAATTCTTGTGCAATCTGGCGCTTGGACATATTTCTTGTTTCTTTAGTATACCATTGCTCATCCCGATCCGGGTGGACGTCCCACGGTAACGTCGTTAAATTAAAATTGTTTGCTCCCGAGCCTGCTTCTGTACACGTTTTGTGGAACCAGTTTCCTACGCCATTAGGAGTTGACAGTGCAATACAACGGCCGCCTGTAGATAGAGTGGGATACAGNCCTGTCCATAGTTCNTCTAGTCCTTCGATGTGGGCGGCCTCGTCGAGCACCAAAAGAGACAGTGCTTCGGAACGGCCGGCATCGCCCGAAGTGGACGCGGCTTTAATAGAGGAGCCATTGGACAACTCGAAAGATGTGCGGTTGTCAACGCTGATTGTTGCGATCTTTAACCAGTCGGGTACATTGCGCATGATACCTTTAACCTTTTTGACGAGGTTGCCGGCTGTGGCGAACTTGGTGGCCATAACTAAAATGGCCTTATCGCGATGAAATAGCATCATCCATACGATATAGCCGGCTGTGATTGTAGAGATGCCAAGCTGACGTGCTTTTAGAATAACATTAAAACGATAATCGTTAAAATCATTAAGCAGTTCATCTTGGAAATCATATGTATCAAATAAAATCAACCCATGCATTGGGTGAGAGATACGAGCATAGTTTGTGAGAAAGTAAGCGGGGTCTTTACCACATTTGAGGATTTCGCTGACTTGCTGTTTCTTGTCTAATTGAAAACTCATTCATCATCTACGATTTCTATTGTTTCTTCAAGTCCTTCCGACGTGGGAGTGGCTTCGGCAATAGCGGACTCTTCGAGGGGTTCTTGATTCTCGACCAGTTCAATAGCCGTTGCTCTCGCAACTTCTTCCATAATAATCTCTTTGAGGCGTGCAATAGAAATTTTCATGACTCTTTCTTCCTAGTGTCGTTATCCGGGCG